TTTTTGGGGAGAGAAGCCCATGTTATCGTCGGGGATGCTTCCATAAATTGAAAGCAGCCTCTCTACGATGTAATCGTAGGTTGCGAATTCTCGCCTATCCCAGAAGGAGTTAGCATAGCTAATCCAACTAGTATAGACGTCAGGACGAGATGACTCATCCCACAACGTCCGTAAACGGACGGGTGTGACATTGACGCCCTTAAAGGCGTCAACGCCGCAGGATTCCTTAAAGGACCCGCGGGTGCAACTCTTATCACGGTTTATTCGTAAACCAAATGATTCGAGTATGGCCATTGCGCTCTCGGCAAAAGCCGTTGGGACAATGACATCGTCACCATATACGAGGACACTCTCACGAGTGTCCGCGTCCGGTGATGCGGCGGAGAGGATGGCCCAGATTGTCAACGCCATAACGGGGAAGCATAAAGCTGACCCCATTGGCGCGAACTTTCTGAGTTTTAACTCATCTCCGTTTGGCAGCACAGTAGCTGCCGATCTGCAAGCTTCCAGGAACGGAAAAATCCGTTCAGGGAAGAGCAGGCGAACGAGCTCAAGGTGAACACGATCAGAAGCCTCTTTGAGGTCCAAAGTCGCGTACCTTTCCGTTGAAGAGCCTAATAAAGCTCCTCTTTGGTTGGGTCCTTGATCTGTAAAGAAAACGTTGAATCGCGAGATCCAATGCTTCTCTACATGCTCCACAATCGCCCTTCCTAATCCTTGCTGAACCCATTGATTATCAACAGGTTCGCAAGAGATTAGACGAGGGCCGCGTGAGTCCTTCGGCACGAGTAAAACACGTGCTGGGAGACTCTCTTCTGTGACAGCTGAAAAGCTGCCATAAGTATCGCAGACATGTCCGACCGATGCGCAGAAATACGCATCGAAAGGATATACGTCTGTGATATGACTCGATACATTCGTCCAAAGAAACTTATCCCATAGCCGTTGCTTTGTTGCAACTGCGCCGGGTCCGTGACGAGGGCGAATGTCTGAAGGGTCAAAGTGTTCGAAAAGTGTGTTTAAAGCTTTTCGAGCACCACGTACTACATCGAAACGTTTCATTTCGGGAGAAGCCGGTTGGTCACAAAGACCATAGGGTTTCCTCTTAGTGAAGCGGTCGTTTAAGTAAAGTAGATACCGATCCTGCATTTCTGCAAAAAGGGAATCCAATTGTGAGAGGTCATATTCAGTCTTAATGAAGGCTGAGACGACATCTTGTTCTTGGGCAGGTGTATACGGAAGTTCATACTTATAGAAAACTAAAAGTATGCCACGTATAACTCGGACGCAATTCGCGTCTGGATCGGGAAGGACGCTGCCGTCTTTCTGGAATATTAGACTGAAAAGCTCACCTAGAAATCTAGGAAGCTTGCTATCGTCGATGGTTGCGAAACCAACGGTAATAGGGTTCAGTTTTATCGTTCCGGTAAGCGCCTGATCAAGGTGCTTACAAAGACGGGGTAAGGTTTTCGTGAGAAAACCGGTTCCTTCGTTAAGACAACGACGTTTGACATTTTGAAGTGTCAAACGAAGTTGCTTTGTGTTGAACACAACTCCATAACGCTGCTGAGCGCTACAGAGCAGTGTGGCGATAAGATCAAACTTATCTAGTCTCTTAATGGGTACCATAACGGTATTCCTACTAGAGCATGCCCACACGACAATGTAGCTAAACAACTAAACGTACAAAGATGAAAACAAACAAGTTAACTCGTATGTCTCACCTAAGCCTCCAGGTCACCGGTTCATATGACCACTCCTACTATACTAACAAGAAATTAATCTTGCAGTTATTGCGGGAATCGTTACGTGAATGGTGCACTGGATGGAACTTAACACATGGGCTCAGGTTACGCCTAACGGCGTACCGTCCGTCCATGACAGTTAAGTCGGAGTCGACTAATCGACCCCGAAGAGAAGGCGCATTAACCGGATCAGAATCCGAACCATTTGATGTACCCATAAAGGTACACCAACCGGCAAAGGACGATCCATACCAGCTCTGCATAGAGTGGACAGAAACCACGGGGATATTATCCCCAATGGAGAAAGCCACACTAGTAAGTAAGCTAAAGGTATTGCGAGAGTCATCAAAGACTCCCGCTAATTAATGCACCCGCGCCGTAACCCGAACAGTCGTACAATATTGTTGTCGATGCGCCTTGAGAGGCACAAAACGACAGCAAATTCGCCAAGGCGACTTGGGCATTCGTAACCGCCGACATATTCCCAATGGGAATATCGCCGACGATGTAGAATGACACCTTCTCGATCTTGGTCGCGTCGTAGGAACCCGTGACAGAGAGATCAACTCTCACCACGGACCTACGGCGTTTGCTTGTACCGCTTCCACTCTCTTGGTGAGAAATGGTTAAGCGATGGGGTAAACCGGGCGTTTCGTTAACTTTAAGAAACGCGCGGGAACGGCCAGAGACACTGAGTTGATTAAATTCAACTTCAGTGCCTACTGAGTCTTTTACTTCATTGGTTGTTAGGTTTGTAGGAATGGGCATACAGTTTGTTTAGAACATCGAGAATTAAAGAGCTCGATTACCTCTGTGCATGCATTAACCACGCATGCGGGTGTTTTGGCGGCGGCGTCTGGCGAAAACCAGGGCCCCACCAAGCGTAAGTTCAGTTGAACTTAGACTACTCCCAAAAAAGGAGTCTGTGGCGGTCGGAAGCCTCACGTCGCGACGATAAGTCTCTTCGTAAAGATCCGGCAACCACGTTCTGTTAAGAGGTGGAGACAAGGGGTCGTTCGTACTAGTATCAAAACTGGTACGGATACGTCTTTTAGTCTTCACGCTCCACAGGTACCTTGATATGGCGACTACAGGTTCCATGTTGAGTATCTTTCGCCCGTCTAGCCATCGGTTTACACCGATGAACCAGTCGACAACGAAGGACCAGGGGATCGCATTCCAGATGATCATAGGGTTAAGGTTAACCCCAAGATAGTCTAGAAGCGTCAGAAGACGAGCATGCTCGTTCTGGAAAGAGGATAGTGAATAACTATACTCGATCTCCGCATGGAATACAGCAGGTTGATCTATCATCACCTCGCGCGTCATTCGAATAGAACGGCGATAACCATTCGTGCAACCAGTAAAGCCAGGCGGGTTTGTATAACCCGCGAATTGGCCAAGGTTGAGCGTATAGTTAAGGGTTGTTGAAGCCCCAGCGAATTGTGAAGGGATCCACGTCCAAGTATAATGCTTGGAGAGGTGTCTGCCCTGTTGGTTGATTAAAGACCGCATGGTCTTTTCCAACTTAGACAGTGAGAGATAAATCCCACACATGTCAGTCAGCAACGGTAAGATGTTAAACTCCACTTGGAGGAAACCATCAGCCGGTGCATGGAGCAATTCAGCCAGCGTGCGGCCCTGGAGTCCTGTAAAGGACTTCCGG